CCGCTGTCCATACATAGCACGAGCGAATAGACTCGAGTCAAACTCACTCTCGTCCAACTCAAAGGCACACTTGTGCCGATCGAGTCGCCTGTACAGTGCATCCCAGCCGCCCATAAACTTGGATGTCCCGACAAAGCTCCAGGTGCGGTTTCCGCCACCATAAAACTTGTTATTCATGTCAAGACAGAGGCGATTCGTTGCCACTCCGTGTTCAACCGGTGATGCCGTAAAGGTTCGATGCTTGAATTGCTCCAGCTTCTCCACCTCACGCAGCTCCACCTTCTGTGTGCACGTCCATATGGGCACGATCTCGTTGTCAGGCAACGCGATCCTCTCCCAGTAATCATTAAGAATGCGAACCACGCACTCATCAGCGAGGAATTCCACCTTGCTGTGATACTTGAGCGACCATGGATAGCCCGCAGATGTGCTCTTATCGAGCTCACCAACCACTACCCCCTGGTCCAGCACGCTACTCCCACCCATCACTGGGAAGAAGTGCTGCTTCGTCCACTCACCGGCCAACAGCCAGGCAGGCTCATCCAACACGGGTTGCCCCTTGTCGTACTTAGCCACACTCCTGAAACTGGCGTCCAGCTTCTTGTAGACCATTCTGTAGCCATCCGGAACCCTGCGGCCCCTCAGTCTGCAGAACTCAGCATACGATGTGTTCAGTGCCTCTTTCCCTCCTTGCTTGACAAAGCGATGGGCTCTGCCCAGCCAATCCACGTTCCCTTTGGTAAAGTACTTGCGAAAAGGCGCCGATGGCGCAGGGCGGAAACCCCCCTCTTCTCCCTTCAAAATGGTCTTATCTGGCAAGAAATGGCGATACCATTCTTCCAGTGCCGTAAAGCTGGGTAGGGGGGGATCTAAAAAGATGAGGCACACCCCGTGGCGCGCGCGCACACGGCGGCCGTCATAGGAGTGAACACTGTCGAATCCGACGTCGAGGCACGGTGAATGCCAACGACCTTGCCATCGGTTGAGATGACCGGCGAGCCGCAGCTGCCCATGATGGATGAATACCCGGCATACACCGTGTCCTCCATCACCGTGCGAACGGTCTCACCGTCCGACACACAGGCAAACTGCTTCGCTTGCCCAATGCTGTTGTAGCCAACGAGCTGCACTTTGGCGCCCGCCTTGACCTGAG